AAAAGCTTTGCGTAATCCTAGAGTTTTAAAAGCAATGATGGCATCTAAAAGACCAAATAAAGTTAAAGAATTTTTAGATGGTAAAATTATGACAGACGATCCATTAGGACAAGGTCTGCAAACATTGTTAGCATTAACAAGCACAGGAATAGGTAGAACAATTGAAATGACTGGAGAAGAAGTTGCTCCTACTAAAGAAGCAATACAAGAAACCATTGCCCCTGTATCAGAGGCTATTGAGGAAGTAAAACCACAATTAGCTAATCAAGCAAGTAACGCACTTAATCAGGTAGAGCAAAATAAATTACTAGGTATCAACTAATGGAAATGGATCCAATGATGATGTGGAATATAATTATAACCGTGGTTCTTGGGCCATTTGCCTGGGCATTTAGTAAAATGTTTTCAGAAGTAAAAAGACTACAAATTTTACTAAATAGAACAAGAGAAGACTACGCAACAAAATCTGAGCTTAACAATGAAACAAAAGAAATAAAAGAGTTAGTTCTTCGATTAGAAGTAAAGCTTGATAGATTCATTGAAAAGCATAATGGTTGAACCTATATCTGCAGCGCTCGCTGGAATTGCATTAGTTAAAAAAAGTGTAGATTTTATTAAGACAAACATCACAGCCGTACAAGATATTGGTGATGTTATAAGCCATGTTGATAATGCTTTAAATGGTCAACAACAAGTTATAAAAGAGCGTGAAAAAAAAGGAGCCGATCCGTTTGCTGTTGAGAACGTGGCGAAGGAAGTGATTGACGCAAAACTTGCCCAAGAAGCCCTCTACGAGATGAAACAGCTAATTAATGCCAGGTTTGGTCATGGCACCTGGGAATATATTCTCGAAGAACGTAAAAAAAGATTAGATAAGAAAAAACAAGCAATCAAAGAAGCACGAGCTGCAAAAATAAAAAAACAAAAAGAAATGTATGAAATGGTAAGAATGGTTTCAATAGGAATAGCTATATTGTTATTTGTTGTAGTAGCCATTGGGATAACCATAAAATTTGTATTAGCGCATCCTGTTGAAGGAGATGATAAATCTTGTAAACTATATGAGCCAAAATATTATTTAATTTGTATGAACGAAGGTAGAGGGTACGCAGATACAGAATTATATTTAGATTATCAATTATTAAAAGATAATTGGGTTATAGAAAAAGGAGATTAATATGACACCAGAAAATTTAGATAAATGGCGTATATGGCCAAGACTACTAATAACGCTATATGGATTTGCTTTCTTTAGAGTTACAGAATGGTTTATGAATTTACCAGATCCAACAAACGCTCAATCTGCATTTGTAAGTGTTATTGTAGGAGCAGGAGCGGCTTGGTTTGGTTTATATTGTAACACTGGTAAAAAAGAATAATATATGGTATTAATAGGACATGTCTTATTTAATATCGAATATCCCACATTTTAAAGCGTGGGTACGAAAAGAATTTACACACAACCATATAAAATATCGTGGCGATTATTTACATGCTTTAGTCATAGCAGTTAATACTATTCCTGATCGTTGTTTATCTTTTCAAGTTGTATTTACAGGTATAGATGAAAAAAAGAATGTTTATGGTGGAGCTATGTGGGCAAGAATGCCAATTACTAGTTTAATTGCCGATGAAACTCTTGAAGAATGGCCTAGTAGAATGGACACACATCTTGCACAACCTTGGGATTGCTCTTCACGTAATCACTCTATTATTGTTATGGACAGAGTAAGTTCTAGTCCTTGGATGTGTAAAATAGGTGGTAAGTTTTTTAAAGGTCGTTATTTGTTTACCGTGGATTATACAGATAGTCATATCTCAGATGATCCTGCCCAACATAAGCAGAGTCATGTACTGCAATTAATTGACTCTGGTTCATGGACTGGTAATATAGTAGCATTACCTAATAATAGAGTTAGGGTAACTAATCCTGCTTTATGGGTTACTGGCGAAGGTGCTCCAGATTTTAGACCAAGCCAATATATTCATACGGCAGAAATACACGATAGTTATACTGACCCTGATATTACATTTGATAACTTATATAATGAGGAGAAATAAATGCCTGGAAATAAAATGAGTAAATACATGGCTAAAGGTGGTAAGTACATGTCTAAAATGGCTAAAGGTGGCAAGTACATGGCTAAAGGTGGTGCTAAAAAAACTACTAAGGTTATGACAGTTGCGCAGATAAGAGCTGCAGCTAAGAAAAAAGGTTATAAATTGGTTAAATCCTAATGGCTGTTAAAAGAAAAACACCTACAAAAAAAAGAAAATCTACAAAAAAAAGTGGATCTAAACCAACTAACGCTGCATTATATGCAAAGGTTAAAGCAGAAGCTAAAAGAAAATTTGATGTTTATCCTTCCGCTTATGCTAATGCTTGGTTAGTACGTACCTACAAAAAACGTGGTGGTGGATACAGGAGCGCATAATGGCTACTAAACCTAAGGGCGGTCTTAAAGCTTGGTTTGGAAAAGGTCCTAAAGGAGATTGGGTAGATATCGGATCTCCAAAGAAAAAAGGCAAGTTTCAGGCTTGTGGTAGAAAGTCAACAAAAACAAGTAAACGCAAATATCCTAAATGCGTACCAAGAGCTACTGCTCAACGTATGACTAAATCTCAAATAACAAGTGCTGTAAAAAGAAAAAGATCCGCAGGTAATGTAGGTAAAAAACCTACAAATGTAAAAACATTTGTTAAGAGAAAAACAAGGAGGAAAAATGCCAGAAAAACTGGATAATATAACAGATTTAATATCATTACATGAGGGCGTAAGGTATCGTGTATATGATGATGCAAACGGTAAAGAAGTAAAAGCAGGTGATACTTTAGTGGGTCATCCTACTATTGGCGTTGGTAGAAATGTAGCGGCAGATGGTATTGGTATTACTAGAGAAGAAATAAATTTTATGTTAATAAACGATATTAATAGAGTAAAAGGTGAAGCAAAAGATTGGATCTTTTTTAACGGTCTTAGTAAAGTCAGACAAGCCGTAATTATAGATATGTTATTTAACATGGGTAGAACAAGATTTAACCCTAGTAAATGGCCTAAGTTCTTTGAAGCTATAGGTAATCACGATTGGGATAATGCCTCAAAAGAAATGTTGGACAGTTCTTGGAGTAAACAAGTAAGAACAAGAGCTGAAAGATTAAGTGGTATGATGAAGAATGATAAATGGCCAAAAAGTTAAATTAGTACGAACTAGGATAATATAATTAAATAAACCACAACGTTACATATAGTAATTTATCCCCAAATTTTTATCTACAACTTGTGTTTATTAATAAAATTCCTAGCCCGTTTAAAAATTATAATTAGTTAAAAAAAAAATGCAAGATTATTTATCTTCTTCACCCCAACTATCTCCAATTTCTACATCAATTTTAGAGGGTATTTTCATTTCTGGAAAACAATTTTCCATATAGTTTTTTATCTTAATTGCTTCACTAGATTCGCTAATAGAAAAACAAAGTTCATCATGTACGGTTAACATAGGTAAATATCCGTTATCATAACATATCTTCATTGCTCTTTTTGTTTGATCAGCACTACTTGCCTGTATAAGACGGTTTAAAGCTTTATAGGTAAAAGCTACTTGATAATTATCTGGATGTTTTTTCTTCCAATCTTTATCTCTATCTTCTAAAGGTGTGTCTAATATATTTTGCCATTCTTCTTCTAACTTATCCATATGTATAGCTTTTTTATATCCACCAAATCCTTTAGGCTCACGCATAGGAAATCTACACTTTCTACCAAAAAGAGTTCTTATCTCTCCTTTGTTTGTAGCTACTCTCATAACAGCAGAAGCCATGTTTTTTATAAAAGGTACTTTTTCATCGTACTCATTTCTAAGTTGTTTAGCCTCATCAAAAGATATATCTCCTAAAATATGCGCTAACTTACCTATGCCCATACCATACATAATTCCAAGATTAATTGTCTTAGCTAAACTCCTATCTATGTCTGCTATATCTGCAACCATTTGATGAAAGTCTATATCGTCTTTACTATAACTTGTAACAATCTCTTTTACTTTAGGGTGCTCTTTTGTTTCTGGAGTTAAAGAAGCATAATGCATCAACCACCTTGGCTCTTGGGCACTATAATCTAAACTTGCCCACTTACAACCCTCTTCAGGTAAAAACAGTCCTCGTATCATTTTCTTTATCTCAGGATGTCGTGCAGGCACCTGTTGTAAATTAGGATGACTAGATGAAAACCTGCCAGTAACTGTTCCTCCATCACCAGATCTTAATTGATTAAACTCACAATGTATTCGACCTTTATGTTGATGATTAAGAATAGTTTCTATAAAAGTAGTATTTGCTTTATTGTACTCTCGTATCTCTAATATTTTTTTTGCTACAGGATGTTTATGGTTTTTTAAAAAGTGTTTTGTAAAACTAGGGGCGTTAGATTTTTCTGTTCTCTCATAGGTTAAACTTAGTGCGTCAAATGCTTTTGCTAAACTAGTCGCTGTCCACGGTTCAATGTCTACTCCCGTTTCTTTTTTTACTTCTTGTAATAAAGTATTTTCTTTTAATGTTAATATTTTTTTAGCTTTTTCTGCTTTTTCTAAATCAACTCTTACACCTTTTTTTCTCATATTAAATATAATAGGTAATAAAGATAATTCTAAATCTAAAATTTTATTACAATTTTCAATTACTAATTTTTGTCTTAACACTTCCCATAAATCATAAGTTAGTCTAGCATCCATTTCTGCGTAACTTGCTACTCTAGATGCAGGAAGTTTCCACATATCTTTTTTAGCATCTAAACCATGTTGACTAGCCGCTCTTTTAAGTTCGTCTTCTTTTTTTCTTTCTCCTAAATACGTGTAACCTAAAGCATTTAAACTATATGAAAATCTATTTTCATCTACTAAAGGTGCCGCTATCATTGTATCTAACACTTTGCCTGGAACTGTTATACCTTCTGTAGATAACCAACCTAAATCATATTGAGCATTATGAAACACTACAGACATACCATGTTTAAGTTGATCTTTTAACCAACGTAAAACTATACTCTTAGATAAATTACCTCCCCCTTCATGTGCTATAGGTAAGTAAGCTTTCCAATTAGAAGTAGCTACTGCAATACCTATTAACCTACCATCGTTCCTGGCCCACCCTGGCCCTAAAGTAAGTAAATTAGGATCGTATGTTTCTGTATCAATAGATATGATTTTTTCTTTTGAAAGATCTGGTAAGTTGCTTGGTGGTACCCAAGTCTTTTCGTCAAATAAATCTTGTTCGTACATTTATACCTCGTTACCCCAAACATTCCATTCTGGAGTTTTTTGTCTTGCGAATAGTTCTATTCTAGGCAAATCTCCACATAACTCAACTATTTTATCTCTAACACAATCTGGTTTTTTAGAGTGTCTTTGTATTGGCTCATAAACAACTTGATGAACCGCTTTAGATATTCTTTTTGGTTTTCCTATAGTAGCTAATAAACAAAGTTCTGCATTCGCTCTAGTCCAATAACCCATACCCCAAAAAGTAGAGAAACTATCTTCAGGAATAAATGTAACTTGTTTTGTATTATAATTTTTATTTGTTTTGATCCAAACAAAAGCACAAGTCTTATATGTAAATCCCCATCGTTTAATTGTTTCTATTCCTTCTATCAATTTAGGAAATGTAACCCATATTAATAAAACACAATTATCACTAGCTATTTTTTTTACAGGCATACTATAAATATCTTCGTCATTCATAATAGGATACGGTGTAACTAAATCTCCTGAGTATGTTTTATACTGCCAAGGTGGATCTGCATAAATAATATCGTATTTACCTCCGGGCAAACTAATTTTGTCCACAAAACCCCCTGTGAGCTTGTGTTTGAAATAAAAACCCGTTTAAATGACCGCTGAGTGCTTGTAAAAATACTTTGCTTATAATTATACCTTGTTTTTTACTCATAATCTCTCGCTAATATCATTTCACAATAATGTATTGCCTTT